AAAAATAGAAGAAGTTGTTGACAACACGAGCACAACTAGTGTAGGATAATCCTAGTTAACAGAAAGGATATAATGACACAAACACAAACAAACACAAACGCCAGTGAATTTAAAATCATTGACGACGAGAAGAATACTCCAACACTTGAAGAAGCCCAGGCTTTTGTAGGTGGTATGGTTGAGTGTATAACTTTTCCAAATGGAGATTTATTAATAGTAAATGAAGAAGGTAAACTTATGGGCTTACCTTTAAATCCAGAAGGTACGTTGTTATGGAGAATGACATTCGACAATGACAACTATGTTACTGGTCGTAAAGACTTCGTTGTAGGGCCTGCGCTTTACATCAAGAAACATGCTCTAAAAAACTGGGCATAACCTTTCTGCTCTCGGCCCTAGCGGGCCGAGGGGTCCCAATCAATTTAAATAATTAAAACATTTCTTAATAAAGCAATCCCCCTTACAAAAAAAGGGGTCCCACTACTTTAGGTTGTAAAGCTTGATTTGTACATTTATAGATGGTATTTTCATTTTACATCTGAAATAAGATGCCAAAAAAATTATAAAAAATTTTTTTCAAATGAAGATAGATATAAATGACCCTGGAAAGATATTAGATATAGCTTCTAAGTTACCACCTGATGTAGCCAAAGAGTTTACTAAAACATATTTTAAAATCCAAGAACTAGATAAAAAAGAAAACATCAAAAAAGATTTTATGTCTTTTGTTAAACACGTTTGGCCTGACTTTATAGAAGGATCACACCATAAAAGAATTGCAAACATATTTAATAAAATTGCCGATGGTAAATTAAAACGACTAATTATAAATATGCCACCTAGACATACAAAGTCTGAGTTTGCATCTTATTTACTTCCTGCATGGATGGTAGGAAGAAATCCAAAACTAAAAATTATTCAATCCACTAACACAACAGAATTATCTGTAAGGTTTGGTCGTAAAGCAAAACAACTTATGGATGACCCTCTGTATAAAGAAGTCTTTGACACCAGACTAAGAGAGGATTCTCAAGCTGCTGGTAAATGGGAAACAGAACAAGGTGGCGAGTATTACGCTGCTGGTGTGGGATCAGCAATAACAGGAAGAGGTGCAGACTTGTTGATTATTGATGACCCACACACTGAACAAGATGCATTAAATGCACAAGCTCTTGATCGAACCTATGAATGGTATTCTTCTGGTCCACGTCAACGTCTACAACCAGGTGGTACAATTATTTTGGTAATGACAAGATGGAATCAAAAAGATTTGACTGGTAGATTATTATCTGCTCAATCAGAACCAAAAGCTGACAAGTGGGAAGTCGTAGAGTTTCCAGCGATCATGCCATCAGGTAAACCTGTTTGGCCTGAGTATTGGAAGATAGAGGATTTAGAATCTGTTAAGGCTAGTATTCCTTTAACCAAATGGAACGCGCAGTACATGCAAGATCCAACATCAGAAGAAGGAGCTATCATCAAAAGAGAATGGTGGCAGGATTGGGACAAGGATTACATACCACCTTTGGATCACGTTATACAATCTTACGATACAGCTTTCATGAAAAAAGAAACTGCTGACTATAGTGCTATTACAACGTGGGGTGTATTCAAACCAAAAGAAGATGGACCACAATGTATTATATTATTGGACGCTCTCAAAGACAGATACGAGTTCCCCGAACTTCGTCGCGTGGCTCTAGAACAATATAAATACTGGGAACCTGAAACAGTTATCGTTGAATCCAAAGCATCTGGACTACCTTTGACATACGAATTAAGAAACATGGGGATACCGGTAATTAACTTCTCTCCATCAAAAGGCCAAGATAAACACACCCGTGTAAACTCGGTTGCACCTTTGTTTGAATCTGCTATGATATATGCTCCAAAGAAAAAGGAGTTTGCGCAAGAGGTCATCGAAGAATGTGCAGCGTTTCCCTTTGGTGATCATGACGATCTTGTGGACTCGATGACACAAGCTATCATGCGTTTTAGACAGGGAGGTTTTTTATTACACCCTGAAGATTATGAAGAAGAAGCTCAACCCAAAAGGAAGTTTGAGTATTATTGGTAATATATGAACGCAATATTAAAATTTTTACAAGCCCTTAGAAGCCTTTACAATCAAGGCGCAATTAGAAGTATAGATGATGCATACGACTTTGCTAAAAGAGAATTTGGTGAAGTAACAGAATTTTTAGACGCACAAATCAAAAACGTATTTAGAAAAGCTCCCGAAAAGAAAAAGAAATCAGAAGGCATCATGGATGCTGAGGTTGTTGGTATTGACAGTAAAAAAATTCTTGATGAAAGAACTGATGATCTTATGGGTAAGACTGAAGAGTCTGAAGGTATCATGGATATTGCAGACAAGATGTCTAAAAAAGCAGACGAGTTAAAGAAGCTGGTAGATGAAAGTAAAGTAACTGAAAAATCTATACTTGAAGATGCATTAGATGCTGCTACTGGTTTTAGAAGAGCTACTGGATCAAAAGATAAAGCTAAACCTTTTAAAACTCATAGCATGGAATACAAAAGAGAAAATGCAGATTACAGAATACCTGGTGGTAGTATGTATGCAGAGGGTAATTTAAGAACTGCAATCAGACAATTTTTAAGAACAGAAACAAAAGATGGTAAACTAAAATTATCAGAAGATGATCAGTGGAAGATTGATAATTATTCTCCAATGATGGCAGATGATCCAATCGATGTATTTAGAAGATACTATGGTGAGGATGCGCTTGAAGCAGCAAGTGATATGGCTGATGAGTTAAGATTTGGTGAGTCTTACAAACATTACGAAGAAATATTTAGAAAAGAAATGCCTGAGTTAAAAGTTAAAACAGAAGGTGCAGGTCAGTACGATCAAAGTATTTTAGATGCTGAACGTATTATGAAAGAAGCAGCAGAAGAAGCCAAGAACAAAAAGATATTAGAAGATTTTGACCCAACTGATAGAGATAAGAACGCAACTGGTGGAAGAGCAGGTTATGCTTTTGGTTCAGGTTTAAAACTTTTAAAATTATTCGGTAGTTCTAAAAAATTACAAAAAGCAATCGATGATGCTGTAGATAATTTAATTCCATCTGGAGATAAAAAGTTAGACGCTGACAATGCAATTGATAACATGTTAGAAGAAGCTGGTATTGATAGAGAAACAGTAGATCAATATGATATCGTAGATGCATATGGAAAAGCATATGATAGAATTACAAAAGGTCCTAAAGATGTGTTTAGTGAAGTTGATATAGAACTTGAGAAAAAATTTCCTGGAGTCACAGAACAAATAGAAGCTCTTACAAAACAATCTTCAGCAAGTATTAAAAGAGATACTATTGCAAGAAGATTAGGTCTTGATCCATTTGAATTAAATGAACAACAAAAAATGGTTTTAGATAAATATGGTAATAAAATTGATGATGACCTTTTAAAAAATATTTTAATTGATGACGACCCACAAAGAATTGCAGAAGTAACTGCAACTATTGATGAAGCATTTATTATGCAGGATAAAGGTATGGGTGCAGATGAAATTCTTGAAACAGTTAAAAACACAACTAGAACTAAACAAGCAGATGGAACTTCAGAAGAAGGTTTGTCTGTAATGACAGAACTATTACAAAAAGCAAAAATTAAAAAACAAAAAGATGCAGATGATAATAAACAAGTAAGATTTAGAAAACTTCTTGCATCAAACAAGTTTCCAGAACTAAATGAATTCTTTGAAGCACAGTTAGATGAAGATGGTGAAAAAGAACAATTAACTATGAGAATGTTTGGTCAAACTGGTGGCCCTTTCACAACACAACAATTAGCTCAAAGAAAACAACAATCATATTTAGACTACCTTGCAAGACAAGGAGTCGTTGGACCTTCTGCAAGTACAGGAACAACTGGAACAGGAACAACCGGCGTATCAGTTTTCACTAGCCCCTCGTCACCCGCTCCTAGCACCGGGACTGGCGGAACTAGCACGACGACTGGAGGAACGAGCGGCGGGGGAACTACATCTCCAGGACCAGCTTCACCAGGAACAGTTTCAACAGGATCAGGTGGTATGACTCCAGGTGGCGGATCATCAGGAGGCAGCTCAACAGGTAGCTCGACACAAGGAACGAGCAGCGTGGGTAGCAATGTTTACACCAGTGCAGGAGGTGGAGGAAAAGATATGGGTTCACCATCATATCAATCAAGACTTGATCAATACAAAGCTTATGTTGAAAGAAACAAAAATGATCCAACGGCAGTATTAAGTCCAAATAGTTTTTTTACTCAAAAAGAATTACTAGCTAATCCTGAGATGCAGAATGCAGCTTATAAAGATATTTATAATCCAGCTAGAGAAATTCAGAAAAAAGCTATTGCAGGTAATCAAGTTGATACAGGAGATTTGGGAAGCGAAGCTGCAAATGTTGCAGCAAATAAATCAGCTACAGGTACAACAGATCAATCAGCTACAGCTGATGATGGTTTTGAAATTTTTACAGATAGTGCAGGTACTAAACGTATTACTCAAGATCAATATAATCAAGCTAAGTTAGAATTTTTAAAGTCAGAAGGAAAGATCCGTCAAGATGCAACAGTTAATGATTTAGGTGAACAAGAAGGTGGACCAAGAAATGAAACTTTAAACATGAAAGCTAGAGAATATATTGAAGGTAAATATGGAACCTCATCAACACTTTCACCACACCCAAAAACTGGTTATACACAAATGGGAGGTGGTGCAGACTTTTCACAAATTACGTCACTACCTGAAACTAGTAAAATTGCACAATCAATTCAGGGCGAGACTACTGATAAAAATATTTTAGATAAAGCAAGTGCTTTCGCAGACAAACATGGTAAAACTTTAACAGCGGCTTCGTATTTATTAGACGCGGTAATTCCAGGATTAGGTAAAGCAATTAGAACAGCTCAAGCAGTAAACAAAGGTTACAAATTTGTAAAAAGTGCTCTAAACCCTTCAGATGAAGCTTTAATTTATGGAATTGGTTTTGATGCAACAAAATCAGGCGGTAGTTCAAATCAAAACGATGCAGCGGCAATAACAGCAAGATTAGAAAAAGAAGTAACAGCTCAAGATAAAATAGATGACAGAGGCAGAGGTCAAATACCTTCAACACCTAAGCCAACAGCACCTAAACCTAAACCTAAACCTAAACCAACACCTATTAGTCCTGGTGGTGGTAGAGACATGGGAAGCGCACCTAAATCTTCACCCACAGGTACAAACAAACCTGGAACTAGCTCAAAACCTTCTTCAAACATCCCTGACAGAGGTAGAGGTCAACCTTCTGCACCTTCAAGACCTTCTTCACCTACAGGCACAAACAAACCTGGAACTGGTGGCGGAGGCGGTGGCGGCGGAGGAGGCGGCGGTGGCGGCCGTTGGTGCTGTTCACAAATGGTTCACCATGGATTATGGGACAAAGCTCAACAGTTTGCTCGTTTAACAGTTTGGTCTAGTAAGCAACCTGATTGGTGGCGTTCTGGATATAACGTTTGGGGTAAAGTAGTTGCAAAACATTTATTAAATAAAAAAGGTTTTTGGACAGATGTCATGCAGGCTTTCTATGATAACCATGTTAGAAAACAAAAAAGAACTTTAAAATCTACATTAGCAGATATAATTATATATCCAGGTAGTTTTGTTTGTGGTTTATTTTCAAAAGAAATACCTGTAAAACCAAGATTAGCTAGTAAAGAGGAATTAAGATAATGATAAAAGAAACTTTAATGCAAAGATTACAAAGCCTTACTGCAGAAGACATGCAAATATTGGATGATGTATTAACTCCATCAGTTAGTAATGTGTTAAATAAGATTGTTCCAGAAATAGAACCTTTAATAACTCAATTCACTCAAAATGATGAAAGACAAAATTTTGCTGTAGGTGGACCACTTGATTTAGAAGCTAGAAGACAACAATCATATGCAGATTATTTGGCAAGACAACCAGGTGCACAACCCGCACAACCACAAGCGCCAACAACTCCGACTTCAACTCCATTTACAACAACATCGGCTGCATCAGCTACGATGGGTGAATCTAATCCGGGTCAAAATATGACAGTAGCTTCACAAACTCCACCACCAGCACAACCTTTTGATATGTCTAAATATCAGGGTGGTACATTTACAGGTGGTATAGAAGACTCAAGAAATATCGCTCTTGGAAATTTAGAAGAACTAGGAGTTGATGTTAGTAAATACAGAACTATGACAGCTAAAAAAGATCCTAAAGCTCCGACATTTAAAGGTTATACAAATACCGAACTTATGATGATGAGCCCAGAAGAATTTAAACAAAAACTTGGTTTTGATCCAAGTGTTCAAGGTGCAAACCCTGAGTTTGAAAAATTTATACAGTCAATAGGTCCTATGCCAATAGGCCCAGGTGGCCCTGCAGGAGTAACAACTGAATTTAAAAATCAAGATGAACTTGCACAGATTTTAAACAGAGCAATTCCATATTATATGCGAACTGCTAGAGACCTTGGTGAAAATTACACACTAGAAGAAATGTTAGCAATGACTGATGAAGAACTTGCAGCGCTAGATGATAGATATGATAAGAAAATGGGTTATGGTAAATATAGAAAAACGTCACCTAATATTCAAACAGGTTCTACAGATAAATCACAAGTTCAAGAAACTATGGAATATTATGCTGGTAATATTCAACCACAAGGTACAGGAATTGGTTTAGGTTCTCAATATGCAACAGGCGGTAGAGTTGGTTTTAGATATGGCGGTGATGATGCTAGAATTAAAAAATACATGAAACCTAGTTATGACGATCCGTTTTCAAAATTATCTAACGTAGACAAAAGAAGATTTGATGCATTCAATAAATTAGTTTTAAATAAAGGTAGAAGAATGATTTCAACTGATAAAAAGAAAAAAAGAAATCTTTTAACTTTAAACGAACAAGCTAGAGCAAAAGCATTAAAAAGATTAAACTTCCTGAAAAAATTATATGGGAGAGGTTAATGTTTAGAACACCTCTTATTGATATCTATACAGAAAAAAGAAGACGAGATAAATCTGCTATCGGCGGCGGTTCAATTGTTGGTAAAGATTTAGGCACTAGACAAGGTTTTGAAGAACCTAGAAGAATGTATTCTGGTAGAATGATGACTGAAGAACAAATTCAAGCTATTAGAGATAGAAGAAAAGTCCCTAAAATAGAAGGAATGGTTTACGATAAAGAAACAAAAACATTTAGACCAAGAAAAAATTTTCAAAATATAGATAGAAGTATATTTAGAGCACCCAAAGCTGCAGAAACTAAAGCCAGAAAAGCAACTGAAAAATTAAAAAATTTTGTAGAAAAATTTAAATTAGAAAATCAAGGTGAGTTACCGACTCAACAACAAATTATGAATGCCGTCGGTGGTAAATCTTCAAGCGTTCAAAAATATTTAGAAGAAGGTGTTGATTATAAAAAACGTGCAACTAAGACAGAGGCGGCAATAAAAGGAGGAGAAAAATCAGCTGTTGCTAGAGCAGTACCAGAAGGTCAAGATCCTTCTTATGTCAAAAGAGCTAAAACTATAAAAGAAGCAGAAAAATCTCAAAGTGCAGCAGACAAAGCAGATTTAAAACAAATCGAAAAAGGTAAAAAAGAAATTAATAAATATTTTAAAAACAATCCTGATGCTATTAACAATACAAATTTTGGAAAAAATATAAAAGCTATGATGGCTATGCGTATGGACAAAGAAGGTAATTTTTACAGCAGAGTAATGCCTGATGAATACTATAAGAAAAAAGCAAGTGAAGGAAAAATATATGATTTATTTGATGTTAAACCTGTGGTGGAAGGTGGAAAAAATTTAAGATACCCTGTTAATGTAAATATAACACCAGGTCAATTTAATCAGGCTTTTATTCAAAATCAAGTTTCAAGAGCTTTTAGTAGAGGAGTTAATCCTGACTCTATAAATTTTTTAGACGAATATTTAAAAGAAAAAAATATCAGGGTTAAGCTACCTGAAGTAGGATATCTTGGTGCAAAACCTGATGTTGCTGTGGATAGAAAAACTGGAGATTTTCCTAGAATCATAAAAACTTTAGAAAAAATGGATGCTCCATCTCAAATTTTAAATTTATTTAAAAATCAAGATAGAATGAAAAAACTTGATGATTTAAAAGGTATTGAAAGTATTACAACAGTTGATGAAATTGAAAGACCAGAAAAAAGTAAAACAAGAGACATGTATAAAAATGCTTTTAAAGGTGAAAGAGGTTTTGTTAGCACCGATCTTTTAAAAGATGTAGGAAAAGGTGCAGGTAAACTTTTAACAGCCGCTGGAACACCTTTAGGTGTTATAGGTATAACTGCTGGTTTCGGTATAGATCCAACTTCTGCAGTAGATAGAGCTACATTGGGAGCAGAAGCAGCTTTAGCTCCATCACTTGTTAAAGGTACAAATCAACTTACAAAGAATGCATTAATAAGAAGATTATTTAATTTAGGTTTATCACCTCAAGCCGCGATGCGTGTTGCTAGAATCGCGTCACCACTTGGAATAGCATCATTAAGTGGAGAAGCTTTATATCAATATGGTAAGTTTGTAAAAGACGAACTTGAAAGAATTGAAAATATGACTCCTGAAGAAAGAGAAGCATATAACATAGAACAAGAAGAACAAATGGGTATAGCCGCAGCAGATGGTGGGTTAATAACTCGTGAAGCTTTTAAAGATGGATTCGATCCTAAGAAGAGACAAACAATGAAGATATTAGGTGGACTTGCATCTATTCCAGTTCTTGGAAAATATTTAAAAATTTTAGGACCACTTGCACCAGCAGTAACTGAAACAGTTCAAAGAAGTGGTGACGCCGTTCCTACTTTTTTATATGATCTTATAGCTAAAGTTAAAGCAAAGGGAATGAAATTTTTTACAGGTAATAGAGCTGACGAATTTGAGTATGTTTATGAAAGAGATGGTTATCAAGTTAGAGAACAAGGTAATAAAATCACAGTTAGAAAAAAAATTGATGATGGTGAGATGTTAGATAAAGACATGGAAATGGAATTGGAAGTAGATCCTGAAACAGGAGGTTTGACTTACAAAGAAGCAACGGCTAGACCCGATGCTGAAGGCAAGTTAAAAGATGTAGAAGAATACATAGAAGACGTAGATTTAGAAGAAATGAGAAAATACACTTATGACGAATAAATATCCTAAAGTACACTTATTACCCCCTAAATCTGGTCCTCAACCCCAAGGCTTGAATTTAAAATATAACAATGTTAAAACAGTTCGATTGGAGAAAATAAATGGCAGAAATAGACAAAGCGCTACCAAACGTAGATGAAACTATTGAAGTAGTACAAGATGAAATGGTTCAAGAAATATCTGAACCAGAAAACAGATCAGGATCTACAGAAGTTATTGAGAATGAAGATGGATCCGTAGATATTAACTACGGTGAAGATAAAAACTTACCGCCTCCAACAGATCACTACGCAAACTTAGCAGATTATTTAGACGAAACAGAATCTGGTAGACTAAGCACAACATTATTAGAAAATTATAGAGATTACAAAGCATCAAGAAAAGATTGGGAACATACGTACACAACTGGACTTGATCTATTAGGATTTAAGTATGAAAAAAAATCAGAACCGTTTCAAGGTGCCTCGGGGGCGACTCACCCGGTACTTGCTGAAGCTGTTACTCAGTTTCAGGCGCTCGCTTATAAAGAGTTACTCCCAGCTACTGGACCAGTAAGAACACAAATTTTAGGAATCAACACTCCACAAAAAGTTCAACAAGCGAATCGTGTAAAAGAATTTATGAATTATCAAATCATGGATCAAATGAGGGAATACGAACCTGAGTTTGATTCTATGTTATTTCATCTTCCACTAGCTGGATCAACTTTTAAAAAAGTTTACTATGATGATTTATTAGGACGAGCTGTTTCTAAATTTGTCCCTGCGGACGATTTAGTAGTTCCGTATTCTGCTACCTCATTAGAAGATGCGGAATCTATCGTTCACGTAATTAAAATTACAGAAAATGATTTGAGAAAACAACAGGTCATGGGTTTCTACAGAGATGTAGAAATACCTCAACCTGGACAAGCACATGAAACAGAAATTGAAAAGAAAGAACATGAACTAGAAGGTATGAAAAAAACAGGTAAGAACGAAGACATGCATACTTTGCTTGAGTTCCATGTTGACTTAGATTTAGATGGATTTGAAGATGTGGGACAAGATGGTGAGCCAACAGGAATTAAATTACCTTACATCGTAACTATTGAAGAAGACTCAAAAGAAATTTTATCTATAAGAAGAAACTACAAACAAGAAGACCCATTAAAGAGAAAAGTAAATTACTTTGTACACTTTAAATTTTTACCAGGGCTAGGTTTTTATGGTTTTGGTTTAATTCACATGATTGGCGGTTTATCAAGAACTGCGACAGCTGCTTTAAGATCTTTGTTAGATGCAGGAACATTATCAAACTTACCTGCAGGATTTAAACAAAGAGGAATTAGAATTAGAGATGATGCACAATCAATTCAACCAGGAGAATTTAGAGATGTAGATGCGCCAGGCGGAAGTATTAGAGATGCCTTTATGATGCTTCCTTACAAAGAGCCTTCACAAACTCTGTTACAGCTTATGGGTGTCGTAGTTAATGCAGGCCAAAGATTCGCTTCAATAGCAGACCTGCAAGTAGGTGAGGGTAATCAGCAAGCCGCGGTGGGCACGACAGTCGCCTTGCTTGAAAGAGGAAGCAGAACAATGTCTGCTATTCACAAAAGAATTTACGCAGCCCTAAAAGAAGAATTTAAATTATTGTCGCAAGTATTTAAAACATACTTGCCTCAAGAATATCCATATGACGTTGTCGGTGGCCAAAGAATGATTAAACAAATGGACTTCGATGATAGGATAGATATATTGCCAGTTGCTGACCCAAATATTTTCTCACAATCACAGCGAATATCTTTAGCGCAAACAGAGTTGCAGCTGGCAATGTCAAACCCACAAATTCACAACACATATAATGTTTATAGAAATATGTATGAAGCGTTGGGTGTAAAAGATGTAGACTCAATATTAATACGTCCTCAACCACCAGCTCCAAAAGATCCTGCATTAGAACATATTGATGCAATGGGTGGAAAACCGTTTCAAGCTTTTCCTGGACAAGATCATAGAGCACACATTACAGCTCACATGAACTTTATGGCGACTAATATTGCTAGAAATAATCCAGCTATCATGGCAAGTTTAGAAAAAAATATTTTTGAACACATTTCATTAATGGCACAAGAACAAACTGAAATGGAAATGGCTCAAGACATACAACAAATTCAACAAATACAACAACAAGCTCAAGCAAATCCTGCGATGGCACAAAATCCACAGGTTCAAATGCAGTTAAAAATGTTTTCTGATAAATTTGAAGCAAGAAAAGCTGTCTTGATTGCTGAAATGACTGAAGAATTCATGAAGGAAGAAAAAGATATTACTTCTCAGTTTGATAATGACCCTCTTGCTAAGTTAAAAGCTAGAGAATTAGACTTAAGAGCGGCTGAAAATCAAAGAAGAAAAGAATACGAGAATAAAAGAATTGATTTAGATCGTATGAAAGCCGTCATGAATCAACAAAACCAAGACAATAAGTTAGAACAGAACGAAGAATTAGCAGAAATGAGAGCTGAAACTTCACTTGAAAAAACTTTATTGCAAAATGCACTTAAAAAGGACAGATAATGACTAAAAAATGGATACAAAAAGCAGTTAAAAAACCAGGATCACTAAGAAAAGCTCTTGGAGTTAAAAAAGGTGAAAAAATACCTGCTTCAAAATTGAAAGCTGCATCAAAAAAGAAAGGAAAGCTTGGACAAAAAGCTCGACTTGCTATAACATTAAAGAAATTGAGAAAAAAATAGGAGACCTATGATTAAAACACAGTCAAAACATGTAGATTTTAAAAAATTTACAAACAAAGACGGCTATCTAAAAGGCGGTGTACCTGTTGAGATGTCAAAACCAAATGAATCTCAAAAAGACAGAGTACAAGGTCAAAGAAGAATGCTAAAAAACAAAAGATCAACTGTAACTTGGTACTAATATGTGGTTATCGGCAATTAAATTAGCCGTATCTGCTGGAAGTAAAATTTATGCCAACAAGCAGAAGGCGAAAATGGCAATGTCAGATGCACAGCTATTGCATGCTGAACGACAAGCTCGAGGTGAGGAAGCTTACCAAGGAAAATTACTAGAAGCTCGTCAAAATGATTATAAGGACGAATTTATTTTATTGATTTTGTCTGCGCCCGTGTTAGTTTTGGCTTGGGCAGTTATATCAGAGGATCCAACTGCTATGGATAAAGTAAAACTGTTCTTTGAACACTTTGCGTCGCTGCCGACGTGGTTCACAAATTTGTGGATCCTTGTAGTTGCGAGCGTTTATGGTATAAAGGGAACACAAATATGGCGTAATGGCCAAGGAGGAAAAAAATAATGAGAACTGACTATCAACCAAAGCCGAGAATAAGACCAAGAGCTGATCACGAAAAAGCAAATGGTAAAGTTTATTCTGCAAAAGATAAAAACATGATGGAGCTTAAACAAAAAAGCAAAATCAAAAAAAATACACAAACGGGGTAATAATATGCCAGGAGATAAAAAGAAATATCCTTCAAAAGGTATGAACGCTTTAGCGGAAAAAAGACCTGATGTTGCGAAAAAAATAATGGGCTACAAAGATGGTGGCCGTATGAAAAAAATGGGTGGTGGATCTGCAATGTATTCTAGAGGATACGGAGTAGACGAAAAATCAAAAAGAAAACCTACTGAACTAATGGACAGAGGTGGAATGAAAAAAGGTGGCCACGCAAAAAATACTAAAAGAATGAATCGTCTTGAAGAACTTGGAAGAGTAGATGCAGAAAAAGCATATACTAAAAAAGGTAAGAAGAATCTAAAAGCTGAAAAGAAAAGAGTTATAAGAGAACTTAAATCAGGCTCTAGAGGAAAAGCTAAAAGAGGATTCGGAAAAGAAATGAGATAATGGCTAAACTTTGTCCAGCAGGTAAAGCTGCCGCGAAGAAAAAGTTCAAGGTCTACCCAAGCGCGTATGCAAATATTTGGGCTTCCAAATATTGCAAAGGCAAAGTAGGTAGAAAAAAAATGAGCACAGGTGGATCAACTAAAAAGTTATACACCAAAGGTTGCGGTGCTATTATGGGAGACAGAAGAAAAGCTTATAAGAATGTCTAATGGCTAAAAAAGGACTTAAAGAATGGCTAGACGAGAAGTGGGTAGATATAGGAGCCCCGAAGAAGAACGGGAAGTATCAACCTTGCGGGAGATCGAAGGGCAGCAAACGAGCTTATCCAAAATGCGTCCCACTTGCAAAAGCCACACGGATGACAAGCTCGCAAAAGGCGAGTGCTGTCAAACGAAAAAGAGCAGCAAGTAATACTGGTCCAAAACCAACTAACGTTGCAACATTTGCAAAAAGAAAAAAAGCTATGGATGGTGGAATTATAAATATGACTAGAATGGTAGAGGTATAATGACTATAAGAAAAACTACAAAAGGTCCGAACGCCAATTATAGACCAACAAAATCTGGAGCTGGAATGACAGCAAAAGGTGTAAGAGCTTACAGACGTGCAAACCCTGGAAGCAAACTAAAAACAGCCGTGACAGGAAAAGTGAAGCCTGGATCAAAAGCTGCAAAACGTAGAAAATCATACTGCGCAAGATCACTAGGACAATTAAGAAGATCATCAGCTAAAACTCGTAACGATCCTAATTCTAGAATCCGTCAGGCTAGAAGAAGGTGGAGATGTTAAAAAGAGCAATCATACAAGCACTAGAAGATAGATATAACGCACAAATTTCTGAAGCAGATGCAACTATAAAAATCTATTTAGAAAATTCAGTTGGTATTGGAGAACATCCTCAACACATTGATGAGGTTGATAAACAATTACAAAAAA